TGATCCGGCTGGCCACCGCGCCGTCCGCCGCAAATGCCGGACCTTCTGAGGCGCTGATCCCGGTAACCGGAGCAACCGCCGTCGTCCAGACTTTCGAGATGCTGTTGTCCGCGCCCGGCGAAGTGCTGTGATCAGACTCCGCCCCGAGCCGATTCACCGAAACAAACTTGTAATAGACGGTTTCTCCGGTCGGCGGGCCGGCGTTGGTAAAGCTGGCCTGCGTGGCCGGCACGAACACCGCCAGCCTCCAATCATTCACTCCGAGCCAGCCTTTGACGTAGACGTTCACCCCGCCGTAGTCGGCGTCAGCCGGGTTCGTCCAGGTGATTGATTGCAGGAAAACCAACTCTGCGTTTTCCGCGACCGCCGTCAAGCTCACCGCCGGCGCGATCACGTTGTCCGCGTCGAAATTGACGGCCTGCTCCAGGCGCGAGGATTTCGCGGCGTCGTTCCAAAATTGCAGGCTGGCATGGTAGGGCCGGACCTGGCCGGGATGCGGCAACGCAAGCGCGTGGTCCAGGCCGGGGTTGGCGATCGTGAAGCCAATTACGAACATGAATTGCAGATGGATTTCTTTCAGCCGCGTCACTTTAGCTCCTCCCGATGCCGCCGCGGGCTGCGTGAGCTTCTGCCCGCGGGCCAGTTGCCAGGTTGTCGAGGGCACCTGAATTCCGGCAATTCCCGGCCCGGCGATTTGCAGAATCTCATTTCCGATACGGACCCAATCTCCAGCACGAAAACCGTCCGCATCGACGACTTCCAGGGCCGAATCTGTAGAAGCCATCCCTGTCGCCAGCGTGGTCGTCAAAGGATCGCTGTCGTCGTGGGCCAGCAAAACCACTTCGCCGCCGCTGTAGTGCGCGGCTTTCGGAATCGTGAATCGCAAAACAAGATTGCCATAGAGATCGGCGGCAAGCTCCCAGTCTGCTGGAGCCGGGGGAGGCAATTCCGGAATGAGACGGACGTCTTCCGAAGCGACCGTTTCACCAAAATCGTCCACCGCAAACCCATACACATCCACGTCGGATTCTTGAAGCGTCAGATCAACCGCCAGCACCGGTCCGCCGTTTTTGCCTTCCGTGACAATCAACGCCGCATCCAGCACCTCGAAGGTCTTGAGGGTCCAGGCAAAGCGCGCATGGGTGACGCGGACCACGTCGCCGGGCTGGAGCGCATAAGCCCTCATCCCGCACGTCGCCTGGACCGTCACCTGCCGGCGGTTGCGCTCCAAATCAATCGAAGCCAGGCGCTGGGCGGTGAATTGCGAAATCGTGAAGGGCAGAAAAACGTCCTTGACCAGCAACTCGCCGTCTTCGGCAAGATAGGCCGCGGGCTGGACCATCGGGAAGTCGGTTTCCTGCCAGCGGCGTTCCTCGGAGAGAAAGGTCCCCCTGACGGTATTGCAGAGGTCGCGGAAGCTGCGTTTCGATTGAACTTGGAGAGGGGCGATAAAATCGCTGTCAGTCAACGTCAAGAACGGCAAGCGATAGGCCCCTGGAACGACCGCGAATTTCCCCCCGATGTAGAGCATATGCCCGAACATCCCGTCAATCGTATAGCGCGGCTCGGTGCGCGCGCCGCCAGCGGCGTCCGGCGGGAGCGTTATCGGCTCATCACAAATATTGGCGGCGGCGATCAAAGCGGCTTCGTCCAGCTCGGTGTCCCGATCCGCCCCCAAACCGCTTTTTAATTTCGACATCGTCATGTAATCAGCCCAAACCAGCGCAGCGTTGTTCGTGTAGACGGTGGTGCCGGTACGCGGGTCGTAAACCGCCTTGCCTTTTACGTCAAAGGTGACTTGCGGGAGGCCTTGGAGAAAGAGCGCTTCGTTCCTGCGGAAACGCAGATAGACACCGGCACAGCCGCGCTGCCGGTGGTCCTGGGTCCAGAGCTGTGGAGCGTCGTTGATGAGTGACGGGAAAGCCGGCTGGTCGTCGGCGCCAAGATTCGCTTCGAGATAGAGATAGCCTTCGTAGCGGCCAAAGGCCAGGGAGCGAAGCTGGGTCCCCAGAGACTGACCTGTCTCCTGGTCAAAGACTTCCATCTCTTCAAAGCCGCTCAAAGGGATTTCCTCGCCGTCGAGGTAGAGTTTTTCAATCTCTGAAAGCTGGCAGCCGGAAAGAGTCAACACGATATGAAACCATTCGTTATCGGTCCCCATGGCATTCATAAACGTCAGTTTGCCGCCGATACGCTGGCGGCCGTAGATAATCCGGCGGTCCGCAGCAGGTTCCCGCGAACTGACCAAACGGCCTTGCGGCGAATCGAGGAGTTTGCCGACTTTCGGCTTGGGGGTCAGCGCGCGGGAGATTCCACCGACTGCAAAACTGACGGATGTTCCAATAACGAGGTTGCCGATAAACGCGGCGGTAGTGACGGACACGCCGACGCCAACCGCGCCGGACAGCGCAAGGCCGATTGCAACTGCTACGGGCGGCATTTACGGAACCCTCCAGGCGCGCGTACAGCGCAGCACCGGCCAGCGCTCAAAGCCTTTTCCGGCCCGCGCAAACAAGGCGTGGGTCCCATCCAGTCCCACGATGCCGAGCGCAGGGCCAGTCCGGGGATGGTTCCAAAGCATCACGTCGCCGCGCCGTGCCAGCTTCAACCCAACTTCTTCCAGGCCATTGCGAGTGGCCACCATGCTCACGTAAGAATCGAGACCGCCCCCGCCGGTTTCATCTTCAAGAAAAGCGGCCGCTCCATTTGGCCCGTCATACTTCCCGCGCGCGGCGCGCGCGAGGTCCTCCCCGGTCATGGCCTCAATAGCGTCGCAAGTGAACAGGGCGCAATCATGGGAACCCCACAGGAACAAACGGTCCCGGCGTGATTCCAGGAATTCGGCCAGGAGTTTCTCCCAATTAGGCCGTCTCCCGATCATGCCGATCTCCGGGTCAATCCTTGCGGGATCGGCGGCGTCTGGCCCCAGGACAGATTCATCTCTTGCAGTTGCTCCACGTACTCGAAGCCCAAGTCACCCGAAAATTCCTGCTGCTGGTCTTCGTGGGTGTATCGCCGGGCGCGGGCCCGCTGGAGATCAAGCAACCGGCTCTCTACCGAGACTTCAATGGTGGCGGTGTCGCCGCCTTCGGAAAGCCGAACCGCATCGGTTTTTCCAGCAAAGCACTGGTAGGGGTCACCGATGATCTGGCGGGAATCGGTAAAGAGCAATAGATAGATTCTGACCGGCTTGCCGGGCCGGGTATCTTCCAGAGCGAGCGAAATCATGCTGGCGGGGATGCCCGACAAGCCGAGCCGGACGCTCTCGGCGCGGACTTCAGTGGTTTCCGGCAGCGCTGAAATGCTGCCGAACTCGCCTACCCCAATCCATTCCGTGGCGGGGCTTGTAACCGGCCACTCCAGCGCGCCTGTGCCGGTCCAAACGCGAACGGTCCCGCCGGCGGTCTCGATTTCCACCAGAAAGGCCGGACGGATGACTTGCGCCGCCAATTGGTCCAAAAAATCCTGGGACAGATCGCGGGCCATGAGAAAGATCAGATTGAAATGGCGCGAAATTGAATTCCGTAGTGCTTAGCGTTGTTCACGTTCCACTCGGGCGCCCCGGCCAGACGGAAGACGCCTTTGGGGTTGGTCGCGGTTACAGGATCGTTATCGGTGGTGGCTTCTTTAAGGCGCGGCCAGATGTCGAGCGTGGCCTGGCCGCTGCCGTCCGCAGTGGCGTTCTTGATGACTTTGTAAAGCCGCTCTACGGAAACCCCAAAACTGATAAAGTCACCGGCGAGAAATGTGCCGGTAGTAGCGGCCATGCCCTTAATATTTACGGTTTTCCCAAGCTGGCTGGGGCCGTTAATCAGCACCGGGCCGCCGGGTATGCCGCGCGGCGTGTTGGCATAACCGCCGGGGCCGAGCAAGAACGTTCCAGCGGGGCCCCGCAGCGCCAGCAGGAACGCCACCCACTGTTCGGCCAGGGCCCGGACCATGGGCGGAAGAACGCAATCGAATTCCCATCGCTCCCCCTCCCATTCGTAAACCTGTTGATCGAGGGTAAATTCGGATTCGGTCACGCCGACGCGGGTCCGCCCGAGGATGCGCACTTCAGCGAAGCCGGGAGAAGCGGGATGGCTGATTGGAAAAGTGAACGGCATCAGGGGGTCCGGAGGGCGATCTCGCGGGAGAGCGCAACAGACCGCTTCACGGCATCGGCGTGGGCGAACTGAATGGCGCGGCGCACCCGCTGCTCCACGCCGGCATCTGCGCCGCGCGCATCAATGTTGTAGATCTCGTTCACCACGGTCCCGCCCGGGACGGCTTGGCCGGACATAGACGGGATCAACATCCCCGGCGCGACCGGCCCGCCGAACTGGAACTCCGGGAGCTTGACCCCGAGGTTGAGTTTTTCAAGCGCCGGAATACCGAGGCGCTGGACGGCAGCGCGCTGCAAGACGAATTCGCCTGCGTGAAGGATCGCCGGGAGCGCTCCCGCGGAAGTTCCCACGAAACCGCCTTCGGCAAATCCAGGCCCGAAAATATGGGTTGGTGTTTTTCCGCCGCCGCCGCCGCCGCCGCCGAAGAGGCTGCCGAGGGTGACGCTGAGAATCTTGCCGAGAACTCCCTCCGGCCCGGTGATTGTGGCGCGGAGAATGATTTTTCCAATGTCTTCCAGGATTCCGGCCAGGATGCCGCGAAAACCTTTTCCGCTGACGATCGCGTCCTCAAAGCCAGCAGTGATCGTGTGGGAGAGCTGCTCGAATGCCTCGCCCGCTTCCTTGCCCCGCTCGCTGATCCGCCACGTACCCTCTTCCACTTTCGCCAACTCTGGCTGAATCAGGCCCAGGTCCTCGATCGTTTTGTTCCAGGCGGCCTGGCGGGTTTGCAGGAACTCGATCGCGTCCGTCGTCAGCGTCATGTCCTCGCGGATACCGTCCATGAGGAGCGATGTTTCCATCCACCCAGCAGTGAATTTCGAAAGATCGGCTTCGGGGACCTTGATCGTGACGTCCAAGTCCAGCAAACCGCCCAGGTCCTTTACCTGCTTTTCGATTTCACCAGTCAACAGCCGCGGCCGCAACTCCAGCTTGTCAAGCTCAGCCTGGCCCGCCTTGATCTGCCTCTTCAAATTCTCGACCAACTGCTCCGCGATCTCAGCGCCGCCCTTTTTGGCGTCATTGGCAATGGCATCGAGCGGCTTGACGCCGCTGATTTCGGCGAGGGTCTTGAGCATCCGCTCGGCGACCGCATCTACTTCTGCTTGTGACTGCTTCCAAAGTTCCGGGATCAGCTCGAGGTCCCCGCGCAGCGCCAGGACAGCCGCGCCGCCCAACTGCTTGATCCGCAAACCAGACATCTCGGCGGTGCCGCCGAGCATGGTCAGGAGTTCGAGCAACCCTTTGATCGGCAAAAAGGTCAAGCCGATTGCATCGCGGAAGACGCCAAGCCCGCCGGCGGACTCGGTGAGAAAGTTGGTGAACGAGACCAGGGCAGGCAGGCCCGCAGTTGCCAGCGAGTTGGCGAAGCCTGTGGTGACTTTGCCCAGTCGTTCGAGATTGTCGTTGAATTCCTCGGCTGCTTTCGCGGTTTCGGTACTGATGACCAGGCCGAGTTTCTGTGCCTCCTGCATCATCCGGTCGAACCCGGCCGCGCCCTGGTTCAGGAACGGGATCAGGTCGGCGCCGGCGCGCCCGAGCACGGTCATGGCCAGCGCGGTCTTGTTGGCGCCGTCCGGCATCTTGGAGAAGCGGTCGGCGAGGTCCCGAAGGACATCTTCGCTGGCGCGAAGCGTGCCGTCCGAATTCTTGACTTCAACGCCCAGCGCCCGGTACGCCTTGGCCGCCTCGTTCGAGCCGGAGAGCGAATCCCGCATCGAGCGGGAGAGCCGGGCGACGCCGGTCTCCATCTGCTCGAAGGCGACACCGGAGAGTTCGGCGGCGTGCTTCAAGCCGGAAAGGGCTTCGACGGAGATACCGATTTTCTGGGAGCTCTTGAAGAGCTGGTCGGCGGAATCGGCGGCAGCGAGGAAAGCGCGGGGGACAGAGGTGGCCACGCGGACGGCCATATTCGCGGCGCTGGCAGCGACGCCGGAAAGGATGTTGCCGACCGCCACGCCGAACAGGGTGGACTTCGAGCGGGACTTGTCGAGACTATCGAAGAATTTGGCGGTGTTCAGTTGGAGGTCAACGTACAGCGCCGCGATTCTGCTGGCCATTGGTTTAGGCAGACTCCTTGGCTATGCGCTCGATCCCTTTTCCGATTTCTTCTCCGAGGCGGGCCAGCACAGTTTCCTTGCTCTGGTCCCAGGCGGGCCGCATGAAGGGATGGGCGCGAACCTGGGAGGTCCCGAATTCTTCTTTCGCAAGCTGTGACCTGCTTTTGCCGTGGAGCCGCTTCCGCGTGCCGGGAAAACCGTGGCCCGATTCCACGGACCGGCCATAAGGATAGCCTTCGGGATAACTCCGGCTGACTTTGCGGGCATTGGCCCGGACCTGGACACGGATGGTGCCCCGCTTGGCGCGGGCGGATACGGTAGTTATTTTCTTCTGCAAGAGGCTTGTTTTTCTGGGCGCTTTGGAGCGGACCGCGTCTCGAATCACGTTGGCCGCTTGCCGCATGGCCGCGCGAAGCACTTTCTTTTCGGCCTTGATCGGCAGCGCGGCGAGCTTACGTTTCAGCTCGTCGAGGCCGCGAACGGCGCTGGTGACTTCGATCATTCGCTCTTGTTTTCCTTGGGGCCGGGCCAGCCGAACAGGGTCATGAAGGCGAGCCGCTGCTCCTCTTCGGTGGCTTCCGGTTCCACATCCTCGGCGTCGCCCGAGACGAAATCAGAGGGTTGAAACATCCCGCCGCCGGGCTTGGAGTAAAACTTATTCTGCGCAGCCATGGCGGCGACGTTGTAGAGGGTCGCCGCAATGAGAGCAAATCGGGAATCCTGCCGCTTCTGATCTTCCTGCCAGCGTGTCAAGAGCGCCTGGAACTCGGCCTGGGCGAGCCGGCCAATCTCCGGCCCGGTTAACCGGAGATCGTAGCGGCAGAAGCCCCAGAACTGGAGCCAGGTAAGCCCTCCGATAAAGGGCGGGGATTGCCCTCCTCGAAGAACTCATTCATAACCGTCAGACACTTTTCGTAAATCTCGGCGGTTTGTGAGGCGGCAATCAACTCCCCGGCCTGCTCCAACGTCAGCGTCTTGTCTTCATGCCGCAGGCAGGCCCAAAGCAACGCCCGTTGCAGGCGAAAGCCCGGAAAGTTTTTTGCGGCCATCTGCCGAAAGAACGCCGGCAGAACGGAGGTGGCCGGCTGGCCCGGCTCGCATAGCGCCTCTTCCAGCCATGCGAGCGAGTTGAAATTGAAGCGGAGATGCCGCTGCTTATCCAGGAGAATCTCGATCATTGTACTCCTTTAGATTATGTCCAGACCGGAGCATTCGAGGACTTCAGGACGAACTGACAGGTCATCCGGTCGGCAATGGGGGTCAGGACCTGCCAGTCTTTTACCGAAGCCTCGAACGTTACTGTCTCGACGGCCGTTGTCGGAAGCAGTATCTGGAAGTTTTTCCGTGTTCCGGCTTGCATCTGGGTCTGAAGCGCGAGGAGCAGGGTGTTATCGGCGGCCCCCGCCTTCCTCCAAGTCGCGTTGACGGTCAATTCCTTGGTAGTAATCAGCCCGGAAATGTTCTCGCGGTAGTTCCCAACCGTATCGTGGTTGGTGGCGTCCACCTCGTCAGGGGTTCCGCCGGGCGTGCCGCTGATTTCGATGATCTCCGGGATGGCCGTGAATACTTCCGGGGAAGCGCCATCCCCGACCTTGAGGATGGTGCCTTTACCGAGCTTCGCTTGCGTTGACATGGTGCCCTCCAAAAAGTGCCGCCGCAAACCAGATCACGGTCGGCCTCGGGATAAACTGGAACGACGTACTCCCGTACCCCTTCTTACGAGGGGCTGGGAACTTGATGGTGCTAAAAACGGTTGATCCGCAGATTAAGCAGAG